GCGCACAGCGTGAGAAACAGCACGCTACCCCAAGGGAATGGGTCCACCGGAAGTTCCTTCTGCGCTGCGGCCAACTCCTCCCCAGCGGTGATCTCCTCTTCGATCTCGGCCATGGTCCAACCGGACAGCAGTTTGTTCGTGATCCACTGTTGCTTCCGGATCTGGAACAGTTGGTCTGCATCCCGCTCCGCGAATGCAGCGTCCACGGCGCGCTTTCGATCCTGCAGCCGCAGCGCAGCCATGGCCACCATAGGCACAGAGGTGATGGCGAGGTATTTTGCCTGATCGGCCTGGAAGTTCTTCACGAACCCCTGCAGGTTGGCTGAATCCGCGATGATCCGTGCTTGACGCCAGTTAGGGTCAGGTGTGCTCATGGTGGTCTTCTCCTGTCTCAGGGGTCCGAGCCCGGGCCCTCTCCTGCTTGCCACGCATGTACTTCTTGGCGGCGTGGTGCAGGGGAGAGGTCAGGTCGAACCGCTGCCATGTACCCCCACAGTCAGGGCACCCCCAGAACAGTACTCCGTCGTAGACCCCCGGGATCTCGTTTCCGAATTCTCGGCGGAAGTGTGTGGAGTCAGGCCTGTAGTACCCCTTGTCACGGGACTCCTGCGAGATGGGCTCACCGAGGAGGGAGACGCCACAGTGGGGGCAGTTGTCCGGCCGGGTCATCGGTACATTGCTCATGTGTCTAAAGTATCAACTGTACCCGTTCTTGTCAACCGGTTCTTTTGGCTGTATCGTCATACCCCGAAGGGGGTAACAGTGGCCAGAACAGTAGCCCGACGAGCAACAGCCAGACCTCGGGTCAAACCTGCCTCGATGGTGGACCCGCAACGGAAAGGGAGGTGCGGCTGGTGCCTAACACGTATGCATGACCAGTGTTCCTTCCTCCGGGAATATCCTATGGACTGTCCCTGCCCTTGTAACACCTAGAACTCACAACAATAGGCCGGGTAAAAGTAGGCTGAGAATCAATCCGCAAAATTGATTCGAGGCACTAGTGACGGAAACGCTGCTCGACGAAGAACTTGAGTTCGTCGAAGATGAGACTCCTGAAGAGCGTCAAGCCCGTATAGACATCGAGGTCGTCCTAGACGACGTGTCTCAGGCGGCAGTCGACAAGATTGTCGAGAAGATGCTCATCGTGGTCGACGAGATCTCCGGGCACCCTCTTAGGCCTTACCAGACCCCTTTCGCCAAGAGGCTTATCGAGTCACTGGTCCTTGGTGATGGCGCCACGCTGAGTGCTCTATGGTCCCGCCAGAGTGGCAAGAGCGAGACTATCGCCAACGTAGTGGCAGCATGCATGATCATGTTCCCTAGACTCGCGCTGCTCTTTCCCTCCCTCCTTGAGAAGTTCAAGGAAGGCCTGTGGGTTGGTGCTTTCGCACCCGTGGAGGAGCAGGCGAGCACTCTATTCGGGAGGATTGTAGAGCGCCTTACCTCTGAGCGGGCACTGGAGTTTATGGCAGACCCGGAGATTGATGAGGCTGTGGGTGGTGGCGCTAAGACTGTCACGCTGAAGAAGTGCGGGTCACTAGCCCGCAAGCAGACCGCACACCCACGGGCGATCATTGAGGGGCGCACCTACCATCTGATCCTCGTCGACGAGTGCCAGGGCGCGGACGAGAAGATGGTAAACAAGTCGATCGGCCCAATGGGTGCGGCTACCAACGCGACCATGGTCTTCACCGGAACCCCCTCCTACGAGAAGGGGATCTTCTTCAAGACGATCCAGGCGAACAAGAGGCTGGCCACACGTCGCGGTGCCAAGCAGAACCACTTCGAGGCCGACTGGAAGGAGGTAGCGAGGTGGAGCCTTAACTACGCCAGATTCGTCAAGAAGGAACTCCTTCGAATTGGCGAGGACTCTAACGAGTTCAAGTTGGCCTACCGAATCATGTGGCTCCTGGACCAGGGTATGTTCGTCACCTCTGAAAGACTTGACGAGTTGGGTGACAAGTCGATGGAGATCATCCACTCGTACCACAAGAGCCCCTGCGTGGTCGGTATTGACTGTGCCCGCAAAGTGGACTCAACGATCGTGACAGTAGTCTGGGTCGACTGGGATAGGCCGGACGAATTCGGCTTCTACGAGCATCGAGTTCTCAACTGGCTCGATCTGACCGGGATGGAGTGGGAGGAGCAGTACTTCCGCATTGTCGAGTTCCTGGCAAACTACAGCGTCTTCGCCATCGGAATTGACGCGGGGGGTGTGGGGGATGTCGTCGGTGGGCGCCTCAAGGTGCTCCTTCCGCACATCCCGATAGAACTCCTCGGATCCCAGAGGCCCGACCAGTCCAAGCGCTGGAAGCACCTATCCGAGTTGATCCAGCGCGGGAAGATCGGATGGCCCGCCCACGCCAAGACCCGCCGACTCAAGACGTACCGTCGGTTCCGGCTTCAGATGGAAGACCTACTCAAGAAGTTCGAAGGGCCGTACGTCCTGGCTGAGGCCCCACGGGAGGCGGACGCGCACGACGACTACCCGGACAGCCTTGCATTAGCAGTAGCAATTACGACGGACTTCCAGATGCCGGAGATCGAGGTCACCAACAATCGCTTCTACGATGAGTGACAACCTCCCCTTCAGAACCAATATCCTGAGTAGGGATCTAGGAGGTTCGACTGATGGCAGACGCATGGGGCACCCCGGGATGGACCTGTACTAATGGGATCCCGCTAACCAGTGACCTTCCTCCAGCAACTGTGCCTACCGATGTCTCGATGGTCAATATTGTTGCTCAGTTTGGGGCCATCGATGGAAAGCACCAGAACGGTTTTCTGATGTTCGAGGCGAGCACTGACCTAACCCATGTTCCCAGCGGGGGAGTCAGCCATGAGCCTAAATGGCTGATGCGGGTAATCGACGGGCTTGTCGCTGGGAAGGTTCCGGCCACGGACAATACAACCCTTAGCCCCACCGGCTGGAACTACGAGGTGACCGTAATCATCTATGGGCAGGTTGTGCGCACTTTCCACACCTTGGTAGCAACCTCCGCTGTCGATGTTCCCTTCACCTCATTAGTACCCATCGTCTAGGTGCTAACAAAGACAGTGTCCTCGACCCTACGCTTGTGTTGATCGATCTTTCCGGAAAGAAGGAACCCCCATGACTGACAATCTCGCACCCGCGCCGCAGTTCCCCGAGCGAATTTCGGCGACCTACGAGGAGAAGATTGCCCCGTCCATTCCTGGCAATCGAGGCCCACTCCGCTTTGAGGAAGGTATCGGAACCGATACTGACATCCCCAATGAGTTCACCAAGGGCGTCCTCCAGGGCTACGTCACCGCTCCCGGCCGTCCGAACCACAACGCGAACGTCTACGAGAAATTCCCCGAGGAGACCATGGCAGAGCGCGCTCACGTCGGCTCTGCCTCGTGGGTGGAGGCTCCGACCTACCTCGGCGAGTTTGCCCATGGTGCTTTCACGCAGAACGCCGAGCAGCACTACGAGCAGGTAGACCGTACCGGTGGCCGCTACGAGCGAATTGCTCCGGCCGTCGTCACTGACTGAGAGCAGTCACTGGTCTCTTGATGTCCTCCTGTTACCCGCATAGGGGATGATTCGCGTTGTCTATTAACTTCGCTTCGCCCTCTATGCGAGCATCAGGAAGCGACCTAACCGTCTCAATCAGCCCCCTCGGCCTTGTCGAGTTGGCCGATGAGGAATTTGAAGTACACGGACCACGCCTGAATAGGTACGCGCAAAACTGGGCATGGTACTTGGGGCATCACTGGGCGACCAGGAACCCCTCAGGCGACCAGCAGATCACCTTCAACTACGTCAAGGCCCTGAGTGACTGGATCACCAACTTCACTTTCTCTCGCGGCGTTGAGTTCGCCTCTGTCAAGCAGTATCAGCACACCATCCCCTCCCTGCTGAAGCGAATCTGGGAGGTGGACAATGACAAGGCACCACTGCTTTGGGAGATGGGCAACCAGGGCAGCGTCTCCGGTGACATTTTTGCCAAGGTCGCTTATGATCCGGCGTGGGTCGATAGCACAGGTGCTGATCACCCCGGGCGAGTTCGGATTCTCCCGTTGAATGCAGCCTTCTGCTTTCCGGAGTTTCACCCCCACGACCGTGACCGGATGATCCGATTCAAGTTGAAGTACCGCTTCTGGTCAACCAGCGCGGAGGGAACCCGGCAGGTCTACACCTACGTCGAGATCCTTACTGATGACCTCATCGAGGAGTACGTCAACGACGAGTTGATTGACAGCAGGCCTAACCCTCTTGGCATGATCCCCGTTGTTCACCAGCCCAACATCCTCGTGTCCAGTTCCCCCTGGGGACTATCCGACATCAGTGACATCATCTCGTTGAACCGTGAGTACAACGAGAAGGCCACGGACATTTCCGAGATCATCAACTACCACGCTGCGCCTATCACGATCATCAAGGGTGCCAAGTCGAGCAACCTTGAGAAGGGTGCGCGCAAGGTCTGGGGTGGTCTGCCCAAGGACGCCGACGTTTTCAACCTGACTAACGGTGTAGAACTAGCGGGTCCACTTCAGTTCCTTGAGACCATCAAGAGAAGCATGCATGAGTTGACCGGCGTCCCCGAGTCGGCTCTTGGTCAGATGCAGCCCATCAGCAACACCTCAGGTGTCGCACTCTCCATCATGTATATGCCAGCAATGCAGCGCCACAACCTGAAGAAGTTGACCTACACCCGGCTTCTCAAGCGCATCAATGAACTCGCCCTGAAGACGCTGTTCCTGTTTGAGCCGAATACCCTGACGTACGACCCGAACACCGAGGGCATTCTTCAGGCGGGGCAAGATCCGGTCATTAACCCTGCGGACCCGATGGTGTACCAGAACAGTATCGAGTGGTCTAGCCCGCTGCCTATCGATGCGCTGATCAAACTGAACGAGATCCAGGCGAAGATGGCGCTGGGCCTGGAGTCCAAGCGTGGTGCGCTCAAGGAACTGAGCGAGGCATTCCCGGACGAGAAGATGCAAGAGATCTTCGAAGAACTCGTTAGGGACGCACGCGACCAGGGCGCTCTTGATCTTCTTCACTCGCAGATCACTGCAGCCATTATGGCCATGACAGGTATCGATCGCTCTGAGGGTGGGCCCGTAGACAAGAAGGGCCCGCAGGAGAAGGACGCGGACGGTAACCCCATCCCCACACCCACGGAACCCCCGCTAGCCATTCCCCCTGAGATTGCCCAGATGACTGAAGCGAATCAGGCGCAGGCCATGGTGGACTTGGTGACGCAGGCCTATGGAACCAAGTTGGGCTCCCGTATCCCTGTGAGTGACAGTTGAGTATTACAAACTCTGATCCGTTCTGTGAAAGCCTAGATTCGTTGAATACCTTCATCGTTCTCATCGTGGATTACTCGTAAAAACTTCCGACCAAGGAGTCGAGACATGCCTACTGCTACTACCTCCGCACCGGTTATCACCGTTCCCCCTGCGGGTATCACCATCCCAATCACCCCACCCGCCCCTGTAGAGCAGCCCGCCGCTCGGTTCACAGCCGATGACATGGAGGCCGCACGTAAGCAGGAGAAGGACAAGGTCTACAAGACCATTGAGTCGTGGGAAGAGCGATTTGCTGAGGCGGGACAGAAGTTGGCGGATCTCCAGAAGGATAAGGACACCGCTGTTGAGGCTGCTGCTGCGCAGGCTACGAAGGATGCCGAAGAGGCAGCCACTAAGCGCTGGGAAGAGAATGACTCGAAAACTCTGGTAGCCGATGTGCGTGCTGAGTTCGAGAGGAAGTTCTCCGCTCTGGAGGCGCAGAGTTCTTTGGAGCGGGAGACCTTCGCTAAGGAGCGTTCCTTCACTGAACTGCGTGACTATGCGCAGGTGAAGGTAGCCGAGGCTCTTGCAGCCAATGAGATTGCTCCGGAACTCGCTGGGTACGTTGTTGGTAACAATACAATTGAAATCGACGCTAGCCTTGTGAGAGTAAAGGCAACGACTGAGAGTCTTCTCGCAAGCATTGCCGCTGCTACTGCGCCACCGGCTGCACCGAGAGGTGTTTCCCCTACGGGGTACGCACCAGTTGGTCCAATGGATGGTGACTCGTCGCACAAGACGTACACCGCTCAGGACATCGCGAACATGAGCATTGAAGAGTACACCGCTAACCGTCAGGCCCTCCTGGGCGCGGCAGTGAAGTCGGGGCAGAATCGCGGAATGTTCGACTGATAAAAGCCGGACACCATAACGTAAATAGGAGACATCATGGCATCTGCCATTACCGGTTCCACGGCGCTGTCGGCTTCGCCCACGGCGTATGCAGGTGCCAACAGTCAACTGGGTCAGGCCATTCAAGTCATC